CACTTGAGTGTGAGTTAAAGACTATAGGCACTATTTCACACCTTTTCTCAAATCTCAATTTTCACAAACATTTGTATAATATAGCCTTTTTATTCATCATCCCTTAAATAAATACATTATGAAAAACAATCAAAATCAAACAGTAGTGTTGGACTTCACTTTAAATAAGCCACAACCAACAGCTTTAATGCCTGCATCATTAGCTCAGAAGTTATTACAGGATTATGCCAGTAAATTACAATCAGCTCATGCTGAAGATATTCTTGTTCCTCTTATCGAGGAACTGACTGACATTACTTACAACACCACAGACAAGCCAAGCAGTGCTAAAAGAATTGAGAATGCAGTAACAGCATGTCAGAACTTTATCAATGAAAGAGAGCTGATTACCAATATAGTAGCCGGAAACTGGGGGGCATATCAGTTGCTCACTGAAGAGCAGGAAAATGATCTGAGAGCTGCTGAAGAACAAGCATCAGCACAACATGAATCAGATTTAACTCGTAGAGCTAAATCTACAGGTCCAGATTACAAAATGGAAGACTAAGGGGGTTTGAATAGGGACAGGCACATTGATTTGTTGTCTGTCCCACTTTTCTCTTTATAATAGCTTTTTCTTATATTTACCCATAAAACCACAGTATGAAAAATTCAATTACATTAATCAAAGACACATTTCAGGCCATTGGAATACTCCTGTTGTGTGTTGCCCTACTTTTAGTCATGAGCTTTATAGTAGGCATGATTGCTCCAGGAGTACTGGAGAGTCAGTCAGAATTTCCACTTCAATATTAATCACCCAAAAATAAACAGTTATGAAAAACTTTAAAGTAAAATTAGCAATGTTCTTACTATTTTTAGTATTAGCATCTATTCCGGTATCTACAATGCTTGCATTAGAAGGCAAGATAAACTACAGACAAGCTCAGGAAATCATGATGAAGGGTGAAGGCTCTGACTCAGACATTGAATGGGCACTCTACAATCAGGGTTTCAATTTGGAATGGCATGAAGATGTCACCAATATTGATTACATTATTTCTCCACTCAGAAAAACATTCAGACATGGAAAATAAAGCATTATCAGAACAGATAAAAAAAGAAGGTACACCTGATGTAATCATTATACAAGATGAAGATGGGCATGTCACTCAGAAAATGATTGACTTAAAAACCACTAATAAGAAAGTTCTTGTTGCAGGTAGAAATAAGTTAGATACTTTTTTACAAGCAACTACTGCAGATTTATCATTACAAGCACAAAAAGAGATGGCTTTCATAAAAGAAATGATAGATCAGGATTTAAACAGAATACCTAAATCTGAAAGAAGACCTGCTGTAGCTGTAAGAAATAGTAAGGAAGACCCAAAAATCCAGAGAAATGAACCATGTCCCTGTGGCAGTAGTAAAAAGTACAAACATTGTTGCATCAATGTACAAGCTTAATATTCTTCAGCCCTGAAAGTGATAATTTGAAACTATCATTTCTGCATAAAGACATTATTGAAGATGGTGTCTCATATACATTGCAGATAGGGGTTTATTTTTAATCTTTAAAAAACAATAACATGAATAATACTCAAACTCTTGAAGAAGCAGCTTTAAAAGTTGCTATGTGGTGGAGTGAAAAATCTTTTCACACACCACTCAATCAAAATAATGGTGATGATTCTGCTACAGGGGGTATGATGTTCCCTCTGATGAATATGATAGCACAAAAAGCTCAGATGGAGATCACTAAAGAAAAACAAAAAGCTTTTGAAGATCATCTTGTCACACTACTAATGAACTGTCCTGAATATGACAGAAATCTGGATGTAGACTATACCCCTTGTACAATCCTCACTCAAGCAGCAGATTTTGCAGGTATTGATACAAAATGCTTTCCTTGTAAATCTCACACCAGAATTGATAAAAACAATAGAGCTTTTGGTAAATTCCAATATGGAAAATCCGAAATAGAGCTTTAAAAAATAATCAGTTGTAGGACAACAGCTGAAATCTCACCTGAGATAAAATAGTTCTTCATAGTTTTTGGTTAAACTAAAGTGCCTGTAGTCCAGGGCACTTTTTTATTATTCATTCAAATAAATTAAAATAACATGAAAAAATTAATCTTATCCCTGCTATGTGTCCTTACAATAGGATTAACAGCACAAAATCCTGCAACATACTGTTCAGGTACAACCAAGGCAGGACAGCCTTGTAAAATGAAAGTCACATCACCTGAGAAATATTGCAGGTTTCACAATCCCAATGCAATACACTGTGCCGGTACTAAAAAAGATGGTACATCTTGCAAGATGCAGGTAAGCAAACAGGGAGAATATTGTCATTATCATTCACCAATTAAACAATAATTATTTATGAAAAACATATCACAATACAACTGGAACTGGTGGTTTATTTTATCCATCTTTTTATTATTCAGTACACTGTTTACAGCTACTGTAATCAATGGTAATGGCTGGGCCACTGCTGCAATCATTGTAACTCTTATCAACATGTTGTACTGCTTATATATAGGTGGTAAAACAGAGGAAGATGATGATTTATCTGATGAAGAAATTACAGAGGCATTCAGACAACATTTAGAAAACAATAAAGATACTCCGGGAATTACAAATCCTTTTAAAGAAGTAGACATGTCACCATTACAAGACATTACATTTACAGAAAAGAAATACAGCAGAGAAGATGTAGAAAGAATTGTTAGGCTTACTGTTACATGGACTGATAATTTTAGAAGAGAATATGATGGAATTTCTGTGGGGTTATCTACAAAAACAGCAGAGGAAATAGGAAAGGATTTTGATGTAGAGAAGTGGGTGAAAGAGGTATTAGCATAATGTATAAGTGCTGGTAATCACATTGTATTTCTAATTGCTGATTAATATGAATGGGGAGAAACACCGGTTTCTCCCTGTTTGTATTTTTCTCTACCCCGAAACAACCCCCACTAATTTTTGCCAGACATGTATAGTGTGGTTTTTGCCTGGCTTTTACCGGAGTTAAGATAAGTGTGGAATTTTTAGCATACACCTGATACAGAGAGGCAACAAAGCCACACTCTTGGTGTGGTCTTGCAGCTAATGCAACTTCTGGACCATTATGTACCATCTGTATTGCAGGTATTATTGACTTTGAACTAATGTTAAGATACAATACTTTGGGACTCTCTACATTGGAGAGTCCACTCCCATTGGATTATTCACCTTTAAAATTTAGTATATGGCCACATTTATTATTTTAGTCTTTATGACTTGTCTTGCAATCAACTCTTTTACAATAGCACAGCAAGTGCCATTAAAAGATGATGAAGATGGATATAGTTTTGATGATAATTCCCTGTCCTAAGGGTAAGTTAGTTAGTTAATGTTTTTTGCCGGTAGGATTTCCGTTTTTTGAATTACCATTTTTAGTTATTTTGTTCCTACCGGCATCTTTTGTTTTTTATTTCTTCACCCATAAAAAAGCATGTCCTATGAAAAAAGATGCTTACCTGGTTCATGTAGCCACATTAGTAGCAGCAGGAGCAACAGTATTCTCTTGTTGATTTGAAAGTAAGGTGTTACCATCAACGGATTGGTAGACTATTCTGAAGATTAGGGAAGGATTGCGTCTCCTTCCCCATCTTTGGGATTTATAACTTAGTTCTGGTGTATTGTCAGCAATACAGCATAACTCAGCTATTTGAGTCATTTAAAACAAACAGTTCTTATGAACACTACACCAAGCACAACAGAAACAAACGGAATCGTGAAAAAGGTTTCACACGGTCCAGTAACAATTGACAAATTGTACAAAAGTGACTATCAAAAGAAAGGCACTCAGTCAGTTCAATTGAGACAGTTGGTAACAACTGATGCAACCTATCCATCTGTTCAGCCAAAGACAGGAGGATTATTCTCTACAGAAGAATTTGGTATTGAAGGTCAGGAATTTACATCTACAGAGCAACGCATTGCGTGGGTAGATGTCCCTGAAGATGTTGATGCTGCAGCAGTCCAAACAAGATTGGACAGCATGCCGCAAAAAGGCATCATGAAAGTATTGTCTAACAGACCTATTTTATCAGCAAACCAAAAGAATGCTGTTGAAAGACAGGTAACTGAGTTGGACACATTTGCAAACAGTCAGGTAGTAAGATACCCTGACACACACCCACAGGCAGGACAGTTAATTCTGGACAAAAGTGGTAAGATCCAGTATCGTGTGAATAGCTTTGAGCCGGTATTGGCTAAAGACACACATGATATGAGAACTCCGGAACCTGAAGACTACTATGCTTCTGAAGCTTTGGCTGAAGAGCTGGAAATGGCAGTAGGTGGCAGTGTAGGAGTGTCCCAGAATCAGGTTATCTAATTCAGGACTGTAAGAAGGAAAGCAAGGCATTTAACTGTCTTGCTTTCTCTTTTTGTTTTAACAATCACAATTAAAATCATTTTTATATGGCTGAATTATCAATGGCTACCAAAGCTAAAATAAGAAATTGGACCAAAGCCAGGCTTGTGAGTTTTCGTGTAGATACTACTGTCCTCACTGAAATGGAAAAAATACAGGCTAATAGAATAAACCAGGAAATAAGGCAATTACTGGAAGATTGGGATATCTCTACAGAAGTGTTAGGTTTTAAAGTTAAACCTTATCAATGTTCTGTTTGTGGCAGAAAATCAACAGGCAAATATGAAGATGAAGATGGAATGCTCTATTGTCTTAAACACTATAAAAAATTTGTACTAAATAACATAGAAGAGCCATGAAATATATAATGTTTGAACACAAAACAAAGGATAATACCACTATGATACCTGTTATATTTCCCAACACTCTTATTCATAAAGATGTTGCTGAAGCTATTACAGAGTTTCATAAAAAGAAATACAATGCAGATATTAAAGCTGTTTCTGCAGGAGAATATAATGCACAAACAGGATTTGCATTTGGCAAAAGTGAGTCTTTGGGACTTAGCTCCGGTAAAGATGATACACAAATCTTGTCAATATGAATCAATATTTCCCATTTAAACCATCACAATAATTATGCTGACAATACATCAGGAAGAAAAATTAGGTGAATTACTATATCTTATCCTTAATCAGGGAAAAAAGAGAGTAGTACTTCAGGGTTCAGCAGGTGTAGGTAAAACCTATCTTGTTCAGGAACTATTACGCAGACTGAGAAATCAGGGTGCAAGAGGATTGTTTTATGTAACAGCTCCTACAAATAAAGCTTTAGCAGTACTGAAGAAAAAAGTAATGGAAGAAACTTTTATTGTTTTTAAGACAGTACACTCTGCATTATCATTGACAAGACAGATTAATTTTGAAACAGGAGAAGAAACTTTTGTTCCGGGAAGAACTAATATTTTACCATTTGAAGGTGCAGGTCTTTGTATAGTAGATGAAGCAAGTATGCTTTCAAAAGAACTGTTAAAGTATTTGGATGAACATCCAGGTATGCCTACTATTTTTATTGGTGATGCAAAGCAGTTACCACCGGTTAAAGAGAGTATATCTCCTATTTTTGCAAGAGATTATCCTATTGTGGAACTTACTGAAATCATCAGACAGGGTGAAGGTAATCCTATTATTGATTTAAGTAGAAATCTTAGTTGGGTAAAAGGTAATAATGAGTGTATTGTTGCTTCTGAAACAGAAGAAAATAAATACATAGGTTTTACTTATTCTTCTGATAAACAAAAAGTAATAGATGCTTTGGCTGCTGTTAATGGCACAGATGATATTAAATATCTGGCTTGGCATAATGCTGATGTAGATAAAATGAACAGACTGGTCAGAACTAAAATTTACGGAGAGCCTGCAAAAATTGAACTTGGTGAAGTTTTAGTTTTATCAAAACCTTATTTGGACAGATACACCAATGAAGAAATTGAAGTTAAAAAGCTGGAGATAAAAGAAGAGAGAATGATTTACCCTACTGCTGCTACTCAGTTCCGAAAGGGTTTGATTTCAAGTGGCCCCGGAACTTATGAACAGGTAAACCTTAAAGTTTATGTGGTAAATGGTTACATCAGAGTAATCCATGAAGACTCTGAAACAGAATACAGAAGACTTTCTTCTGAACTGAAAAGTGACTGTAAAAGTAAGAGAAAATCTTGGCCTGCATACTACTGGTTTATTGAGCAACTTGCTCATGTGACATACAATCATGCCATTACAGTGCATAAGAGTTTGGAAACTGGCTCTTATAAAATCTATTTAATTGACTGGAATATCCTAAAGACTTACACACTCCCTGCAACAGTAATGATTGCAGAATAGTAAAAGAGGTAAGTATGTTACAATGGACAATCAGCAGCCAAGATTCCTTAATTAGATGAGGAATAAGGTTCAGAGACTATCCCTATATGGGAGTACATTAAAGTTGAAAGAGACTTTTTTGGAAAAGGTAGAGTTTATTTCTATCACAATTCATAAAAGTTTTGTATTTTTGTGGTCTAAACACATAAGATGAATACAGAACTTGGGTTTATATATTATTTACAAAATCCTATTACAGGAGAGATATTTTATGTAGGATCAACTACATCATCTCTCAATAACAGATTAAGAACTCATTATCAACATTTGAGAGAATTTGAAAGGGGATTGAGAAAATCTAATAAAAGATATGAATACTTACTTATTTTAAGACCAGAGAAAGCTACAATACATCTTTTAGAGGTTGTAACAAACAGTAGTCTGGAAGAAAGAGAGGTATATTATATTCAATTTTTTAGAAAACTCAATTCTAACCTAACAAATATGACAGATGGAGGTAAAGGAAAGCATACTTCAAAGTATTACACAGAAAAACAATTAGAAGAACAATCAGCTAAGATTTCAAAATCAAACAAAGGTAGAAAAAAACCCAAAGGATTTGCAGAGAATTTATCTGAAAGTAGAAGGGGATTAAATAATCCTGCTGTTAAAGAGTTATCTAATTGGATAGTATGTTTTAAATATGAACAACCAATAAGATTGTTTAAGTATGGGTTTGAAGTAAATAATTTTGTAAATAGTAAACATGCTTATGGTAATGTGTATTCCGTCTTAAAAGATAAGAAGAATTACAACCCTTATGGATACCATTGGCAATATTACAATGAATGTGAAAAGAATATTCAAGATATAGTCCAATCTAATTATGAAAGTAATTAGCTAACCCATGCAGGGTTCAACATACAAAAAAGCTATCATCAATGTGAAAGACATCAATCAGAATTTCAAATCAGATGAAAGAACAAAACTGTTTTACACTGCTGTAACAAGAGCTAGTGATTTAGTCATTTTATATAACAATTAAAACTTTTCTATGATAGCATTTAAAATGGTAATATTTGGTGAAGTAGTTCATAAAGATGATACTACCATACTGACAGGAGTAAAGTTCAATTTATTTGCACCTATTCCGGTAAAGCAAGAGCACTATCTTGATTTGAAAACAGGTAAATGGACATTACCTGGTATAGACATGGGTACAGCTATGTTGACAGCTACTATTGTAGGTATGCTTGATGTAGGAAGACAAATTGGTATGACTACTTCAGAGCAAGCAGATTTGCTTGTAAAAATTATCCACAACTTAGAGGATGGTTTTGGTGATACTGCAGAAGCAGTGCCAATTGATTGGCCTGATGGAAAATAAAAAGAGGGAAACCTCTTAGCTGTGCAGTAGCTGCCATTATCGGAAGGCTAGCCTAAGTTTATTCCAGACCTGAGTGTGTAGATTCAAAAGCTCTGCGAATTTCCTGCATTTGCCTGTCAATTTGTGATTGGGAATGTACTACTTCCAACGCTTAAAAAGTAAGACAACGAGAGGGATGACAAAGCTAAACACAGCTTTTTATATTTTACAGATAATTTATTATCTTTACAAAATGGGCTTGACAGGAATTGACAGCAAGAGAAAAATTAGCAATCAGCAGAGCATTGTGCAATTTGGCTCTTTAAAACTAAAGCACACAACTTTTTTAAATGACAACTCTATGTCTAAATCCGCAAGGATTGCAGAAGGAACCGCTGTATTACGCAGCCTGTTCTCTCAAGAGTTAATGGCAGCTTAGTAACAGAATAGCCATAATCCTATCTGAAAGTGATAGGTGGTGGAGCAGGCAGACTCCCCATTTTCTGCCAACCTTTAGATATTCAGCTGTGAAATTCACCTGAAAAAGCTGTATAAATTGCTCTTTGGAATCTTGGCTGGACAGGAGTTCAAATCTCCTCAGGTCCACAAAGGGACATACAACCCTGGCAGTCAGAAGTTTCTTATTCTTCTTCTGGCTGCCTTTTTTTAAACTTATAAACTAAAATACCACATGAACACATTCTTTGTAAAAGACTCTGTATACACAGCAGTTATTATGCCTACAGATGAAGTAGAAGCTGCAGTGCTTAAAGCTATTGCTAAAAATCATCAGTCAGAGGGAGTAATTCTTACTGCCCAAAACACTTATATTTTAGATAAAGAAATTCTTGCCGGTTCACTATTGATTAAAGAAGTTTCTATTTTAAAAAAAGTAGAAATGATAATTCCAATAGAACCTGCAACTCATAATTTATCTTAGACAAACAGGTTGGCCCATAGAATTGGAAGGACTGGCGACTAAACCAGAAACCTGAACACTTTATCCTGCTATCTTACGGTAGCAGGCTCTAAGGTGATTTTATTAACTACTAAAACAACTATATGGCAAGAAAATTTTATGCAATAAAAGTAAAAGATAAATATCTTAGAATTAATTATCTGTCAAAAGATATAAATAATGCTGAACCTTTTAATTCTAAAGCTTCTTGTAAGTCAAGATTAAAAGCATTAGAAAATAAATACCCATTAGCTAAAATAGTTAGAATTACTTTTATTGAAATACCAGAAGAATAATTAACAATTAAAATCATCATTATGAGTGTGGAAGAAATGAAACGACAGATAAGAGATAATATAAAGTGGGATACAAAAAGACCTGCTGTAACTGGAGGTCAACATTGCGGAATGCCTTATTATCCAATTATTTTGATAAGCAAAGAATTAGACTTTGAAGTAACAGTTGGATTTCATAGAAGTCAAATAAAAAATATGGAATTAGCACAAACTTTATTTGAGTTAGCTCTTGATGAACTTGTAAAATAATTAACAATTAAAACTTAAACATTATGAATGACAAATATTTTAGAAATGATAATAACGAATTATTTATTTTATTTGCAATAATGTTATTATGTTTTTGTATTCCATTAATAATGGCTTATGTAGGAGATGTATTATTTTAACAATTAAAATTCAAACTTTATGAAAGAGATAGACTTAGTAATTGAAGATTTAGAACTTCTTAAAAGTGGTGCATGGGAACCAGATGAACAATCTATTAATGACTCCATAAAGAATTTAGAAAAAGCTAAGGAGAACATTAAAAAAATGTATAGCAAGAAAAAAGTTTCAGAATTGATGAGCAGTTGGATGGTATTACCTAAAACTCCTGAAAGTATTAATAAATGGATAAAAGAAAATTTATGAAAAAGTACGATATACCAATAAGATGGGAATCTTACAGAAGATATCCTGTACAGGCAGAGAACCTGCAGGAAGCAGTGAAGATAGCTTTAAAGCAATTCTTAGCTGAACCTGATCCGGATTACATAAATGACAGTTTTGAGATAGATGAGATTACGGAAGAAGAAGTTCCTGATGAAACTTTTGACATTAATCAGATAATACAAGAGTTATGAAGTACTGTGTAATTGATGTGGAGTCTGATGGACTCTTAGAGGATGCTACTGTTATACACTGTCTTGTATGGTATGATGATGAAGGTAAGAGAGGAGTGCTCAGTCACTATGATGATATGATTACTTTTTTTTCTGCTTTACCCTCTGATTGTGCAATAGTTGGACATAACATTATCAGGTATGATATTCCTTTGTGTGAAAAAATACTTCAGATAAAAATCACTAATGTACTTTGGGATACCTTAGGTGTCAGTTGGTATTTGTATCCGGAAAGATTGAAGCATGGATTGGAGAGCTACGGAGAAGAGTTTGGTATTCCTAAGATAGAAGTGAAAGACTGGAAGCATTCTTCTTTACAGTTGTATATAGAAAGATGTATCAGAGATGTGGAAATCAATTTTAAACTTTGGCTACAGGAGCTGAAATACTTACAACAAATTTACTTGCCTGGTAATGAAATCAGACTGCTTAATTATTTGTCTTTTAAACTGGATTGTGCAAGAGAACAGGAAGAGATTAAATGGAAAGTAGATTTAGAAAAATGTCAACTTGTTTTTGACATGCTTACAGCAGAAAGACAAAAAAGAGTAGACCAACTTAGTGCAGCCATGCCTGAAAACATAACTTACAAAGATGTTAAGAAACCTGCAAAAATGACAAAAGCAGATGGGACTCCCTCTGCAGCTGCATTAAAATGGAATAGTTTACTTGAAGAATTAGAAGTTCCGGAACCTGAAAATGGTATATTAACTGTGGAAGAAAAATCTGAATCAGGTAATCCATCTTCTCAGACTCAACTGAAAGGCTGGTTATATGGTTTAGGTTGGAAACCTGCTACTTTTATTCTGAGGAAAGCTAAAGACAACAATATAAAAAATGTGCCTCAAATCAGTACTGCAGATGGCTTGTGTAAAAGTGTAAAATTACTAGCTGAAATAGAACCTGCAATTTATGCACTGGAAGGATTGTTTATTATCAATCACCGGTTAGGTATTTTGAAAGGTTTTATGGAAAATGCAGATAAAGATGGTTTTGTAAAAGCTGAAATAAAAGGTTTTACAAATACTCTCAGATTTCAGCACACTGTAGTAGTAAATTTACCTTCAATACACAAACCCTATGGCAAAGAAATCAGAGGATGTCTGATAGCTCCTGATGATGACCATATCCTTTGTGGCAGTGATATGACATCCCTTGAAGACAGCACTAAGCAGCACTACATGTTTAAGTATGACCCTGAGTATGTAAAAGAAATGAGGAGTCCTGATTTTGATCCCCATGTTGATATTGGAGTGTTAGCAAATATGATGACACAAGAAGAGTCCTACTTTTACAGGTGGATGGATGGTAAACCTATTCCGGAAAATCTTATTGTCCAGAAGTATCTGGATATGACACAGGAAGAGAGGAAAGCTGAAGTGAAAAAACTTTCTAAACAAAGAAAAGATTCCAAGCAAGTTAACTTTTCAGCTGTATATGGAGCAGGGCCCCCTAAAATAAGTCTTACAACAGGAATGCCTTTATTACAGGCACAAATTTTACATAAGATTTATTGGAAAAGAAACTGGGCTGTAAAAAAGATAGCTAAGTCTTGTGCAGTAAAAACCATAGATGGACAAATGTGGCTTTTTAATCCTGTAAGCCGGTTCTGGTATTCACTAAGATTTGATAAAGATAGATTTTCAACTCTTAATCAGGGTACAGGAGTGTTTTGTTTTGATACTCAAGTGAGGAATATAAGACAAAAGAGCTACAAAATTTGTGGACAGTTTCATGATGAAGTAATCTTTCCTTTGCATAAGGATAAACAGGAACAAGTAAAAGAAGATTTACAGCAATGCATTATAAAAACAAATGAAATTTTAAAACTAAATATTACTTTAGGTATAAGCCTTGATTTTGGCAAAAGCTATAGTGATATTCACTAAAAAAATAAAAATGAGCATAGAAGAACTAATTAAACCCGGACTATTATCAGTACAAAGTAAATCTGATGAAATAGATGCGGTACTTTCAGAAATGGAAGATATTCCTGATGAAGTTGCCAATGCTATCAAAACAGCTGTACAAAAAGAAGCTTATGCAGATTGGGTGAAGTGGGGTAATTGCTGGGGACTTATTGCAGCTGCAACAGGAGCTGGTAAATCAAAGATTGCCATTGATGCTGCTCAAGATGTAGTTTCAGCTAAAAAGACAGCCAAAATCCTGGTCTGTGTGCCTACAGAGAAGCTCAGAGATGAGAATTGGGAAGATGAGTTCCGGAAATGGGGACTTATCAGGCTTTATAATAAGAATGTAGAAAGAACTTGCCATGTTAGCATGAGTAAAATTGCAGGACAAGAGTTTGATTTGGTTATTTTTGATGAAGCTCACAACATTACAGAGTCTAACTCTTCTTTTTTCAGGCAAAACAAAATAGAAAAGTGTATAGCTTTAAGTGCCACTCCCCCATCAGATTCTACTAAAAAGTTCTTATTAGGAGAAGCTAATTTGAAAACAGTGTATACTCTATCTTTAGATACTGCAGTAAAACTGAGAATGGTAGCTCCTTATGAGATAACTGTAGTAGAAACGAGGTTGGAAAGTACAAAGAAAACTGTACCAGGTGGCAGTAAAGATAAACCTTTCCTTAATACAGAAAAGAATCATTATGAATATCTGACCAAAACTATCAATTCTTTGATGTTTAACAGCAATAGGACTGCACAACAAAATGCAGCTTTAAAGTTTAAGACTATTAACAGAATGCATTTTATCTATAACTTGGAAAGTAAGTTGGAAGTTGCAAAGCAAGTGATAGCAAGATTACCACAGGATGAAAGAACATTGATTTTTTGTGCTAACATAGAACAAGCTGAAAAGCTAAGTCCACATGTTTTCCACTCAAAGTCTTCTGATGAAGATTTAAACAGATTTAAAAAAGGTCAGATACATGAGCTGGCCTGTGTAAAAAGTCTCAATGAGGGGCATAACATTCCTATAAAAGTTGACAATGCTGTTATTGTACAGCTTAACAGTAATGACAGGAATCTGATACAGAGAATTGGCAGGATACTCAGATACAAAAAAGGTCATGTAGCTAAAGTGATTATCATTCTTTGCATTGATACAGTAGATGAAAATTGGTACATCAAAGCTACAGCTGGACTAGATAGTTCTAAAATTACCAGAATCCGGTTTAGAAAAGAAGAAGAATTAGTAATCTAAAAACAACAGTACAAGATGATAAACGAGAAAATCAAAGACAAGCTCAGAGAGTTTAATGTCAATGAAGATGAAGGGTTGCTTTATCTTTTAGGTGTATTTTATAACCTGAAAACTTCAGGTATTATTCCTGAAGAAACTATCAAGCAGGTAAACTTTTCAAAGATTGTAACCAGAGATTATGAAGGAGAGGTTCCATCTGTAGTTTGGAACATCCCTTTATTTGAAGGACAAACTTATGATAGTAATTGGCAATGGGTGTTGGAGTGGAGAATGCTTTTTATGGAAATCAGAGGAGATGCCGGTGGAGATAAGAAAGGTTGTATTGATAAAATGAAAAAGTTTTTTTCTCAACATCCTGAAGTTAGAAAAGATGAAGTGTTTGATGCTGCTAACATGTATTTGGATGAGTTCCGGTATGGTAAAAAAAGAGGAACTAATTTTCTTCAGCAGGCAGACTATTTTATTTCTAAAATCAATAAAGAAGATGGTTCAAACATTAAAAGAAGCCGGCTTGAACAGTATTTGGAATTGGTTCAAAACAAAAAGAAGTCTGACCAGGTAACAGAGATCAGCAAACACATGGGAGGAATGATGTCATGAATTTTGTAGCAGCTTTTAAAGATGGGCAGTTGGGTAAAAATAAAGGTCCATCTACAGGCATAAAAGACCTGGATCTTGCTATGTTGGGCATACCCAGAAAAAGTATGATCGGAGTGGCAGCAGGACCAAAGGTAGGTAAAAGTACTTTTGTTGATTTTGCTTTTGTGCTTTCTCCTTATTTGCTTACTCCACCTGAAGTAGAAATTGAATGGATATATTTTTCTTATGAAATGGATAGAATTAGCAAAGAATTTAAGTTTGCAGCTTATTTTTTTCTGTATGATTATGGCATTGAAAGCTTTACTTATACCAATGGAAAAAAATATGAAATCAGTGCTAATTATCTTATGGGAAAACTGCTGGATGAAGTTACTTTAGAGCAAATAAAAGTATCCACAGAGCATGAAAATATGCTTAAAAATATCTATCTTAGAAGGATAATTCCACTCTTTGGAGAGTACAATGAAAATGGTGTTCAAATCAAAAAAGGCAAAATAGATTTTATAGAACAAAGAGAGAATCCTACCGGTATCAGAAACTATCTTATTAATTATGCAAAAGCTAATGGAAAGTTTATTTATCAGGACTATGAAACTACAGATGCTAAAGGTCAAAAGGTAAAAAAACAAAGGGTAATAGGCTATAAAGCAGATAACTCTGAAAAGTACCGCATTATTATTTTAGACACATTAAGAAAAGTACCTCCGGAAAGAGGTTTTAATAAAAAAGAAACAGTGGATAAGGTTTTAGAGTATCAGGAAGAACTTAGAAATCTCTGTCATTTTACATTCATTAACATCATACATCTTAACAGAAGTATGTCTGATATAGACAGGCTTAAATACATGAAAGACTGCTTATATCCTACAGGAGATGATATAAAAGATACAGGAAATTTAAGTGAAGCTTGTAACTATTTGTTCACCATGTTTAATGCTAATGATGACAAGTACAATCTTGACAAACATTTTGGTATGAAGTTGACAGGCAACAATAAAGAAGTGCTGTACCCCAACTACAGAAGTCTTCATTTAGTAGAAAGCAGAGAAACTTTTTGTCCAAGGCACATCAGATTAAACATGAGTGGTAACAATAACAACTTTACTAAACTGATTGAAAGAACTTAATTTATCACTTTTAAATTATCAATTATGGAACAAGGAATAGTTTTAGGCAGTCTTGAATTTGATTTAGCTATGTCTGCAGAAAAAGAGTTAGAAGACAGCAAACATGCTGAAGAAATGCGAAAATTAAGAAAAGCTAAGAAGGAAAAGCTTGTAGAAGGAGTCATAGATGATATTTTCACTGATATATATGAAAACAGAAAGTACATAAAGGAACTCTGCAGAGAAGCTCTCAGAACAAGGACAAACAAAGACCTTATTTCTATTGTAAAAGGAAATTAATTATTCACTCAATAAATCAATAAAAGCATTATGGCAAAAATCTTGATTTTGGCTCCTTCAGGTTTCGGTAAAAGTACCGGAATAGGGCCAAGTGCAGAATTGGGTATTGAAGGGTTAGATCCCAAAGAATCTTACATTATTTCAGTGACTTCTAAAGCTTTACCATTTCGTGGTAGTGAAAAGCTTTTTCCCTCTGCAAAGAGTAAAGGAGTTCCTGTTAAAATTGAAGATTTAAGGGGTACAAGCCGCTTTATTTCCAATGATGCCAAAAGAATAGCAGAAGTACTCGCACTGCTAAAAACAAATCCGAGAATTAAAACTATTGTCATTGATGACACTAACTACATTATGCAGGACTATTACATGGATAATGCATTAAAAACAGGTTGGGATGCTCCTAAGAAAGTGGGGTATGATATGGGTGTTATTTTCAAAGCTTTAGAAGGTT